CATGACATCATTTGGAAAGACATCTTAAAGGTCATCAATAGGCGAAGTCAGCTTGGAGCTCAGTTTAACGGTACTAGTCTTTCAATGACCTTCCCTAATGGCTCAGTAATCAGAGTCACGGGTGTTGACGCTGATGAAGATGAGATGAATAAGCTCTTAGGGAAGAAATATAAGCTTGTCTGCCTAGATGAAGGCTCGATGTACACCATTGACACTAGGCGCTTAGTCTACGGTGTTTTAAAGCCCGCCACTGCCGATCAGAGAGGCACGATCTGCATGATGGGTACAAGCTCAAACTTCACACGCGGTCTCTTCTATGACGTAACCACAGGGGTAGAGCCAGGATGGAAGCTCTTCACTTGGTCAGCTCATGATAACCCTCATATCGCTAAGCAGTGGCAAGAAGAGCTTGATGAGATAGATCGGCTAAGGCCTTTATTTAAAGAAACACCGCTTTATAAGCAGTGGTATTTGAACCATTGGGTTGTTGATACCGATAAGCTTGTTTATAAGTTCAATACTGATCGAAATCTCTTTGTAAAACCGCCCGAAGGCTTAAATCCAATGGGGTGGACATATATTTTGGGCGTTGATACCGGCTGGGAAGATGATACGGCTTTCGTACTCGCCGGATTCCATGAACATGACAAAACGCTCTATGTCTTTAAGACCTACAACAAGAAACACATGTTCTTTGATCACGACAACCCTGAGTTATCAGTTGTTAAGACGATTGAAGCGTTTATTAAGCACCCAGTCTACTCGCCTGCCAAAGTGATCATCGATGGAGCTAATAAGCAGGGCGTTGAATCTATGCGTGCTAGATCAAATATCCCATTCGAATATGCAGATAAAATAGGCAAAGTTGACTTTATTGAGATGTTAAATGGTGATCTCATTCAAGGAAAGATTAAGATCTCAAAGGACTGCGATGTCTTAATCAATGAGATGATGGGTCTTGTATGGAAAACTGATGGCGATACGATCGTTATCCCTAAGAAAGAACATCCTGCGCTACCCAATCATTTGTGTGACGCATTTCTTTATGCGTGGCGTAATGGCTATCATTACCACTCGGAAGCTCCTTCTGAAAAGATCGTGGTAGGTTCAAAGCGCTGGTATGAAAAGCAAGCTGAAGACATTTGGGAAAGAGAACGCGAGCATTTAGAAAAAGAAGATCAAAGAGGCCAATGGCCTGAATCGAGCTGGAATTGATCTAAAAGGCCATCCCGAACGTAAGTATGCTGCCTTTTCTCAAAAAAAACCAAGATAGCGCCAGTTCTGAACCTGTTGAATCAATGGACCGCGAACCAGACTACGATTCACTAGAAGCCGCCTGCCAAGACCTATTCGAAGCATTTAAATCAAACGATCTAAAAGCCGGTGCTGCTGCTATTCGTGCTGCATTTGAGCTTTGTGACGCAGAACCCCATCACGAGGGCCCACATGTCTAATATTCTCTTCATCAATAAGCCGTTTGTTTCGGTAGGTCTCGGATCGTTTACTTTCACGGTAGCTCAAGCAGGCATTCACAATGTGAAAGTGCAGCTAACAGAAGTTCCTCCTTCTGGAGTTGTTGTGACGATTACTCAGAATGCAGGAAACGTTTTTACCTCGCCAGTGATCACTCCAACCCAGATCGCTCAGCAATTTAAAACTGAACTCGTCTGTGCTGTTTCAGATGCGATCGTGGTCACTCTCTCTTCCGCTGCAGCAATTGACGCAGCTCTTAATAACGTAAAAGCAACGATTACACTCGGACAGGGGCTTTAAATGGCAATCAATTACTCTCAGAACGTGACTTTTAATGGCTTGGGAACATTTAGTTTTAATATCCCAGCAGCAGGCGCTTACTTCCTAGATGGCAAGATTTCCATTCCGACGATTGTGAATGGTGGTGGACCAAGCTCTTTAGTTGTGACGATTAACCAGAATGGCTCTCCAGTGTACGTAGGCCTTGCTGGCGCCGAAGGCTTTTACGCAATCCTTTCCTGTGCAGCAAATGACTTGATTGCTGTGGTGTTTAGCTCCGCTGCTCCTGCTGATCAGGCTTTGAATGTGATTAAGAGCACGTTTGTAGTTAGCCAGGGGGTTTAATCATGAGCATGGCGATTAAGTACGCGATGAAGAAACGCGCTAAGAAAATGGCTAAGGGCGGCGAAAGCACCGAGACTAGCGCAAGCAACAGACAGAATCAAAAAGGTGTTCATCAAAGCATTACTCGTGGCGATGCTGGTACCTCTGTTGCTGGTGGCTACATCCCAAAACATGGGTATGGTGCTAATGTAGAAACCGCTAAGCGGTTACATCGTGAAAAGCTTGCCGAGATGCAGTCGATGAAAAAGCCAAATCTCTATGCAGACGGCGGCTTCATCGAAGAAGAAGATGCTTCAGGATTCGTAGATCACGAAGGCAACGACGTAAAACACGATGGCGCTGCTATTGCTGAAGACGATAGAGATTTAAACCAACACGGCGCAGAAGATCATGGCCCGATGGGCGTAGCTCACGCGTTTGGCGATATGGTCGATCGCGTGATGCGTAAGCGCTATTCAAAGGGCGGCATGATCGCAAATGGCGGTGATGATGATCTTGATCAAATGGCTGATGGCGATCCTAATAACTTTGACGACCTTGCTCTTCGTGACCACTTGGAATCAAGCTACACTGGCAAAAACTCAGGTGATGAGCTTGGAGACGAGCAAGAAGATGAAGATCGCCACGATATGGTGGCTCGCATTATGAAGTCTCGAGCAAAGAAAGACCGGATGCCGAGGCCTGCTTGATCGAGAGCATCAAAGAACTAGAGAAACTCTTAAAGATATGCCGCCGCCAAGGTGTGACTGAACTAAAGTTCGGCGGCACTGAGTTTAAGCTTGGTGAATTGCCGCAAAGTGTTGGTTCTACGGGGAACATTGAAGAGCAAGATCCACTTGATCCATTGGCTGGGTTTCCAACTGGCGATCTTACTCCAGAGCAGTTGATGTTCTATAGCGCAGGGGGTCTACCTCAAGACGATCCTGCATTGAAGGATGAACATTGAAGATCAAGCCACCTAAATCACCAATTGAAAAGATCGTAATGAAGACCAAGCCAAAAGGTGATTTGGCTGGGACTGGAGAGCTTTATGAGTGGTTTAAAGCGGAAACACCCGATCGCCTTGCTATTGAGCTGTGTGGGACTGGAGCTTATCTTAAGACTAACCAGACGTATCGTATGCGGCAGCTTGCATGCGATGTGCGTCTGTATTGCGGTCTTGCTATCTATTCCTATGCTGGTTCCAATGTTTCTAGAATGGATCGAACACGGGCTTTACCGGATGACCGACCGACGTTTAATCTCATTCAGGCGTGCACAGACACGCTTGTGTCAAGACTTTCTCAGGCAAAACCGGAACCGAAATTCCTAACTGATAACGCAGACTACAAAGAGCGGCATCTAGCTCAGCGCTTAAATCAGTTCATCTTAGGCGAATTCTACCAGACTAAAGCCTATGAGAAGTGCGTCAAGATGCTTCGTGACTGCATTGTCATGGGCACTGGCTGCTTAAAAGTATACGAAGGCGATGATAACCGCGTGTGTGTCGACCGCGTGATGATCACAGATCTATTTGTTGACGATAACGATGCGTTAAACGGCGATCCACAGCAGATGATTCAGCTAAAGCTTATGGATCGAGTAAAGCTTGTTGCTCAGAATCCAAAGGCTCTCAAAACCATTCTAGATACGCCCCAGAGCTATCCAGACAATGCGCCTGATACTGGTCGTACTACTGCTGACCAAGTGATGGTTGTCGAAGGCTGGAAGCTTCCTAATGGCCCAGATCCTGAAGCTCATGGTTACGTATCTGGCCGCCATACGATTGCTACTGTTAATGGCGTGATCCTTGATGAACCATGGGATAAGCCGAAGTTTCCATTCGTGTTCATGAACTACTCTGACCCGTTCCTTGGTTTCTTTGGCCAGGGATTGGCTACACAGCTCTTTGGAACGCAGCTGACGCTTAACCGCATTCTATACACGATTGCTCGGGCTATTACCTTGGTAGGTGTCCCACGAGTTTTCATTGAACAATCGTCGAAAGTAGTTAAAGCTCATCAGAACAATGAAGTCGGAACGATTGTCACATTCTCTGGAACTAAACCAAGTTATGAAGTTGCGCCATGCAACGCTCCTGAACTTTATTCTGAAAGAGACAAGCTCATTCAATACGGGTTCCAACAGTGTGGAGTGTCGGCAATGCAGGCAACTTCTCAAAAGCCTGAGGGGCTTAACTCTGGAGCGGCAATCAGAAGTTATGACGATATATCTACTGATCGTTTCGCCGCCTTATCGAAACGATACGATAATGTGTTCGTTGACCTCGCCTATCTTATCGCAGATACAGCCAAAGATATAGCCGAGCGCGAAGGTAAGTACCAAACGGTCTACCCGAACAAAGACGGCACAAAAGAAATAGACCTGCCTGCAATGAAGTTCCTGAAAGATCCATTCGTGATCCAGTGCTTCACTGAATCCTCTCTGCCTCGTTCACCTGCTGGCCGCATTCAGACTGTTACCGAAATGGTTCAGAGCGGTATGCTTACGCTTAAAGAAGGCAGAAGGCTCATGCGCACGCCGCAAGACCTTGAAGCCAATGAGCAGCTTGATAACGCTTCAGAAGAGCGGATCTTTCAGATCTTGGATAACATCGTTGAAACCGGCAAATACACTGAGCCAGACATGTTCATGGATCTCGATTTGGCTAATGAACTTGTCGTCAAATACGTCAACCTTTACCTCGCAGCTAAGCTTGAAGAATCTAAAGCCGATATGCTTCGAGACTTTTTCACTCAAGTACAAACATTAAAGCAGGCGGCGATCCCGCCAGCACCTCCGGTCACCATGCCTCAACCAACGGCTAACGCAGAGCCGACACCAACAAGCCCGCTCGTTCCTAACGCAGCGGCATAATTCGAGGTCTTTAAATGAAAATTAGCCCCGTTTCTCAAGGCACCGGCACGCCAGCAGGTAGCGCTGCAACAGATCGTATGCCTTCTGATCGTATCGCTGCTGCAAAACGCGTCGCATCAGGACAAGTAGTTGAAAGAGAAGTGCCACAAGATCGCCAGGTAGAGCGCGCTCAGGCTTCAATTCATAGAATTAGGATGAAAACCAATGCGTCTCCTGAGCAAAATTACCTGCCACAAGAAGATGTGGATGCAACGCAGGCGGTGACTTCTCCTGAAAAGGCCATTTCTGACGCTACTGAACAAGCTCAAACGACTGAAGACACTCGTCCTTTGGGCACTCAATACGCCGATCTTGCTAAAAGACGGCGTGCAGTTCAGACAGAACTTGCGGCACTTAAGGCTGAACGAGCAGCTTTTGAAGCTCAGAAGAATGGGTCGAACCCAGATTCTGAGTTCAGAGCACGCTTGAAAGCTCAGCCATTGCAGACCATTCTTAGTGAAGGGATCACTTACGATCAACTCACTCAAGATCTTCTTGCCGAACAGTCCGGATCAACTCCCCAATTCCTTGAAATGCAAAAGAAGATCGAAGCCCTTGAAAAAGGTTTCGATACAAAGCTTTCGGAACGTGACGCGCAGGCTGAAACTCAGGTTCTTGCCGAAATGGATAGAGAAGCTGACTCGCTTATTGCCACCGGAGATGACTTCGAACTAGTTCGCGAAACAGGAAGCAAACCTCAAGCACTCGAATTGATCAAACGCACATATAAGACTACAGGCGAAATTCTGGATGTTTCAGAAGCGCTTACTCTTATTGAAAACGAATTGGTCACCGAAAGCTTAAAGCTTGCGAACTTAAAGAAGGTTCAAACTAAACTCAAACCTGAGCCGCAGCAGATAGCCACTCAGCCGCAAAAACAAATGAGAACATTAACCGCTAGAGACGGCGCGTCTATGCCTTTGACGCCTACACAGCGTGCATATGCGGCCTTCAACGGCACACTTAGAAAGTGAGCAAATAAATGGCTATTTCGCCAGTTTATGCCAATTCGCGAAACCAAATTGCTGCATTAAAAGAACTGTATACGGACGATAAGGATTACATGAAGAACATCGTGTATGCCAAGAACCCTTGGCTAGCGATGATCCCAAAAAACGAATCTCCAGATGGCTTCGCGGGGAAATATATTCCCGTGCCGCTCGAATACGGTAACCCTCAAGGTCGAGCACACGTTTTCGCCAATGCACAGAACCAGCAGACGGCGTCTGACGTGGTCTCGTACTTTGTATATGCAGTGCAGGACTACCAACTTGTAACCATCACGAATTTGTTGATGGAACAAACGAAGTCTAACGCAGGCGCTTTCGTTGATGAAGCTTCGAGAACCATGGACAATGGTTTTAGAAACATCTCAAACAACATGGCGTTTGAAGGCTTTTCGGGTGGAACGGCATCACGCGGTCAGATTTCTGCTGCTGGTGTTGCTCTAGTCGGAACGACTTTGAGCTTTGTGTTGGCTAACCCACAGACTGTTGTGCAGATGGAAGTCGGTATGACTCTCCAAGCTAGCACAACTGATGGTGGCGCAGCACTTCAGAACGTTCCTGGTACTATTGATGCGATTCAGTTGATCTCGGTTAACCGTGGAACTGGCGCAATCTCCGGTACTGTTGTTCAGGGTGCTCCGGGCACCTCTTGGGGAGCTAATGACTTCCTTCAGGTTTTGGGTGATATCGGCATTGGTGGATCGACCACGATTGCTGGTCTCTTAGGCTTGTCGGGCCTGATGGCTTGGGTTCCAAACGTTGATCCTCCTGCAAATGACAACTTCTGGGGTGTTAATCGTTCGGCTGATCCAACTCGTTTGGGCGGCTTGCGATATAACGCATCTGCGCAGAGCATTTCCGAAGGCTTAACTTCGGCTTTGGCATTTGGAAACCGAGAAGGTGCGGATTTCAATTTGATCGCCTTGGATTTCGTTTCGTACTCGAGCTTAATCAATGAGCTTGGCGCTAAAGTGCAATATGTCCAGCTTGAGCATGATGAAGTTGAAGTGGCTTTCGAAGCTATTCACTTTCATTCGGCTTATGGCAAAATTCCTGTGTTGGCTGATCGGTCGAACCCAGCTCAAACTGCGTTCTGCTTAAAAACTGATACCTGGAAATTGCGTACTCTCGGTAAAGCTCCACACATCCTCGCCGCTTAAGATAGGGATGTCTAAATTCTCTCTGATTGACTTGGAGGCCCGACGGGGTAACAAGGGGCAAGCGAAAGCAGCCTGAACGACTAAGTGAGAGAACCCGGAAACGGGATGCGATAGTCTGAACTGCACGAATAAATGAAGGTGCAGAGGGAAATCCGAAGCGGTTTCCCCCCTCGAAAGAGGAGTAACAAAGTGTACTTACGGTATGGAAGGTTTGGAAGGCTTGCGAGTTGGTAATGCGGATGCCTTAACTGCTAGGGCCGCCTAATTGAAAGATTAGGTTGTAAATTCTCTCTAATTGACTTGGAGTTCCAGCAGTGGATAACAAGGGGCAAGCGAAAGCAGCCTGAACGACTAAATGAGAGAACTTCCAAAAGGAAGATGCGATAGTCTGAACTGC